TCTTTGTTTTTGATTTTAGCCATAATCTCATGCTGAGGTTAAATTTGTTCGACTTGTTCGATAACGAACCAAAAAGTCTTGCGTAATGATACCGAGTGGGACGTCGGCTTCTATCAAATTAAAATCTGTTCGATCAGGAGTTAAATCAAGCGCATAGCTATTAACCGTTTGATCTGCCATTAACAAAGAATGGACTTGTTGTGAATATGTATCTGAATCGTCATCAGGCAAAGCAGCGCGAACAATAGTTGTTACACGAACACGCATTGTCCAGTCAAGCTTGTCGTAAAAATTAGCATCTGTTGGTTGATCGCTAATCGGTTCAACGATTACAGCAGGACATTCACCTTTCGCGAGAGGTTCAACTCGACTTCTATAAACAGTCGCGTCAGAAATACTATCTAAATTTGTTTTTAATCTTGCAAGGATTAATTCGCGACGAGTATCAGCCATCAAGCCTTACTAAGTAATAGTTCGGAGAAAGTTGCGTCATCTACAGGCAAATTTTCTCGTACCGTGTAGCTAACTGAATCAACAGTGATTGCAGTGCCGCGAGAGGCAGAAGAAACATCAGAAGTTTTTGCTGTTAGCAAATATTCCCGTGTAACCGCAACGCCTCCCGCAATGACATCTGCGGGCGAGTCGAGTAACCCCTTAAATGTTGATCCACCACCGATTTGACATGTTTTGCCAAAGTCAGCAAGGAAAGCATCAGGAGTCTCGACAAACGCCATTTAATTAGGCTCCGTACTTCTCAGACGCAAATGCGTTTACTGAGACATAGCCTGTTCCTGTTCCACCAGCAACGGTGCAAACAAGTTTCACATAACGCTTTAAATCGTTAGTGTTCAAAGTCATCTTCTGAGCAGATGCAGTATTCGCACTAGTAGTTGTAAACGCTCCAGAAGAAACGTCTGCATAAGTACCACCAGAGGTGTCGCATTCAGTCAGTTTGACTGCATATGTAATTCCTGAGCCACCTGCGGAAGCATCAAGAAAAACAATCATGTCGCCTTCATAGGCAACTAGGTCAACAGCGGAGCCTGTAGCTGTGCTGTTACCCAATGAGTTGGCCCTAAGAGCAACGTGAGTTGTCTTAGATCCCAGGTTAAGAATCGCCATTGGCTTTAGGTTTCCGTTTGGGAGTGGTTTTTTTGGGTGCTGGAGTCTTTTCGACTTCAGAGCTAATAACAACAGTCTGACTTACAGGAGCCGCTTTTGCTTTTCCCATAACAATCAACATCTCGGCAGTTCGTTGAGTTGTCTCAACAACATCGCCTTTTGCGACTGAGTTCATGTCAACAATGGTTGACTTAAGGATTTCTATACGCATTAGAGGCCCCTAAAAGATCAGGAAAGTTTGCATATGGATTCAGGATGACGAACCGCTACGTCATAATCCTGCATTGCCACTACACGAACAGTTCCAGCAGCGGAACCTGTGTATGGGTCAACCATGATGTCCAAACCACTCCATAGACCGATCATGATGTCGCTGAAGTTAGCGAATACAGCGGTGCTGTCAGGCATTGAGTTGGAAACGTAGGCGTTATAACCATTAATGGTGTTGTCACCTTCGTAAACGAAAATGCCGTTAGTGCCAGAAGCTTTCTCAGTAGTTTTGAGAGTTCCACGAAGAGCAGAATTCATCAAATAACCAAGGTTTCCTTGTAAAGCATTATCGGTTCCAAGAGAAGCTTCAGCATTTACAAAGTCACTGAATGCAGCAACACCTGATTCGGTGTTAATGCCAGTTACATTCAAAATACCAAGAGGCTTGCTTTCAGTACCAACACCATTGATAGCTTGGTTCTCAATTTCAATAGCAATTTGTTGAGCTAAGTCCCTTCTTACTAAGTTCTCAACATCAATACTTGATTGAAGTAATAGACGACGAGAATAGTCAGTCAAAGCACCGATTGTACGAGGCTGAAGACTTACCTGGTCAACTGTTAATTGACTCTCAGTAATGTTAGAGTTCTCAGCAACATGGTAAGTAGTTGCTCCGCCACTTTGACGAGGAATTGCAACCATTCCATTTAGCCCAGTCATTACATTTGCACCTGCTGATTGCAAAACAAGAGCCTTGCGAAGCAGATCAATGAATGAAGAACTAAGTAAATCTGTTGCCACTAAATCACCACCAGAAGAGGCAGTGCCGACAACTAAATCTCTGCGACCATAACCAAGTACATCAGCGGGGACTAAAAGACCACGTGCTTCCTTACCAGATTTTTGTTGAGCAGCTTCGCTTACTTCAAACTCAAAAGAAGCAGCTCTTTGAGCTTCCTTATCGTTTGGATGAGCAAGAGCTTTAAGTGCTCTAATGAAAGAGAACTGACGAGTCTCTTTTTCTGTTAAACCAATCTCAGCATCTTTAGGATTGATAGGCTTCTCTTCTACACCCATCTTTTCGAGAAGTGCAGTGCGAAGCTCTTCTAAAGAGCGAGAGTTGGAAATAAATTCTTGAGCAAGGTCAGCATTCTTAGTGCGTTGACCTAACGCAATCATTTCAGCAGCTTCCTTCGCTTTGGCCTGAGTGGCCTCAGCGCGGATAGCCTCTTGATCTAGGGGCTTTTGTTCCACGGGAGTTTCTCCGTTGGGTTTACTTTTAACGGCTGAGGCCGTTTCTATGCTTTGATTATTAGTCAAAGCACGACCAATGCCTACATTTTTAAAATCAGCAGGAATAGTTACCAAACTGAGTTCAAAAGGTTGGTAGTCGGTTGCACGATAAGTCACTGGAGTAGTAGACCGATCAGCATCCATTTCATTGATCTTGTAGCCGAAGCTGACATTACGGATAATGTTATCCGAAATTAGCTCCTGCATCTCACGACCGAGTTCGTTGTTAGCGAGTTTGACGCGAGCGAAGCCACGCTTATCTTTGATATAAGCGCGTTCGACAACACCGACAATCTTATCGGCATCATGCTGAAAAAGTAACGGAGCACCTGTATTTAAGCGAGACATATCCATCGCTCTTTCGCTAACTTCTAATACCTCCATTCCATACATTCGCTCAACTGGTTCTTCACTAGCAAAAGGAAATTCGATAACTCGATCATCCTCTGACTTACGGAATTCAGTGAGATGTGCTCTTTTATGAACCTCAGTTGTGAGGTCGCGTTCTTCAGAAGATGTCTCCTCTTTTACAGGAGTTTCGTTTTTAACGACTTCCTCTATCGGAGGATCAGCTACCGCTGCTGAACGTTTAGCTGCAAAACCTTTACGATTTGCAGATCGTTTTCCTTTCATAAGTTGATTGAAAGATTTGCTCATTAGTTTAGTTGTTCTTGCTCAGAGTCAACTTCTGATTCTTCATTTGGCTCCTCTTCAGAGAAAAGAGACGGTTGAAACGCTCCCTGATTAGAGACTTGTGATGGATCTGTATCAAGAACAATCCCCAGTTCTTTCGTAGTGTTGAGTTCGTGCTTGCGCTGACGCATTTGCTCATCGAAATCGCCTCCATGTAATGCGATGACTTGCGACAAGTTCATAATCCCGCCGCGAACCAGAGACTTATATGCCTCCGCTTCTTTCTGAGGATCAACGAATTGAGCAGCAGGGGCAATCCATTTTGATTCTTCGTAACGCTCAGGGTCACTGTCGTAACCAACAAGGTTCAAAGTGCCTGACATTACTGCCATCTCAAGCCATTTTACATAAACTTCCTGGCATAATGCCTCTATTAAATATTGTTGAAGAGTCCTATAATGCGCTCTTGTTTCAATTAATTCCAGCCGAGATGAGCTGTAATTTGATGTCGAGAAATCAGAGCTGACCTGCGTATAAGAACATCCAACACCTGCTGCAACTGCCCGAAGCATCTGCTGAACAAAAGGACTAAATGAATCATCAGGACGGTTCGGATTAAAGAATTGCATCTCCTCTCCAGGGGCTAAACGCCTCACACTTCCAGGTGAAAAATCTAAAACAGATTCATTGTCATAATTTCCATCTTCAAAAAGATCCTGTTCAGGAGACTTAACAAAAGCCATCATCGAAGCGGATGCTCTAGCTGCAACAATTTCAGATTCTTCGTATCCGCTTAAGTTGCGTAAACGCATAATTGCGGATGCAAATGCACTAACACCTCTTGTTTGACCAGGACGTTCGATGAAATAAATATGAATAATGTCTTCTGCCTTGATCCTTACCCTTTTCTTGGCAGCTTCAGGCGCATAAGAAAATTGATAATCGCCTGGATGATATTCGAGGAAATGATAAGCAACTGGTCTATCCCATTTATCCATCTCAACGCCCATACGAATTCGATTCCCGTTCTTTGCTATCGCGCTGTAATCGTCGTCTAACAAATCGGATTCGATCACCTCTAGACCAAGAGGCACTTTGCTACTTCCAAAAGGTTGACGTAACAAACGAATAAAACACTCCCCTGATTCAAGGGCAGAAGATACAGCTAGTCGTTGAATGTCAAACCAGCTTAGTTTTCCTCCTGCATGGCAATTTTTAGCATTGCCCCAACGAGTCCAAGCTTTTTCAATTTGAGCATTGACACCTTCAGCGAGACGATCTCCACGCTTCATTCTCACCTGTGCTTGAAGCTTTATTCCTGTGCCAACAACATTGTTTCTTGTGGCGCGTAAAGCAGCTTTAGCAAAATCAGAATCCCTAACTAATTGCCTCGCTCTATTGCGAAGCATCTTGATACTGCCCTTAACTTCACTATCTGCTGAAGTGGATTGACTAACCCAATCAGAAGTAAGTCGATTGTTTTGAGCTGACGCATAAGCGCGTTTTAAGTTCGCATTACGCGCATTAGCTTCAGTTAATTCCTGTTTAAGGCCGTCAACACGACCAAAACCAAAAATAGCCATTAGACGAACCTCACTTTTGCAAGACCTGGATTACCTAATCCTTGACGTATTTTTTCTTTCCTACGTTCCATATTGATCTCATTTTCTAACTCTGCCTTTAGCTGAAGCAATTCAGCCATTTTGTATCTCCTTAAACTTCTACCTCCAATGGTGTATTCCTGAACCATTCCACCTTCAGCCAACGTCCGAATCGCGGCTTCGACATGTCCTAAGTCAACTTCTGCACGTGATCTGTCGTCATATGCTCCAGGTGTTCCCGAATATGTTGTTGCTGTTTTAACAGTGAATTGACCACGGCCACCTGTATAAGTTCCTTCTGATCCATCAGTTTTAGTAGCTACAGATTGCCAAGTCCAAAGACCAGCATCAAAAGCATTAGTCGTAGCGGAAGGAACAGTGACTCTCCATCCACTCCCTTCTGTTGCTCCTGTAATAGTTGCTCCCTCGGAAGCAGTATTTGTTCGTGCATACCACTTAAGAGTAAAAGCAGCATTAGACACCGTAATGTTTGGGTGTTCCGTCCATGAGTCAATATCAAACACAACAGTGTCTGCTGTGTAGATAAGATCAGGGACCAAGATTGTTGGCTTAGTCACCAGTTGTTTACAAATGAAGTGCTAGGTCGAGAACGCCTACGTTGAGGAGGTCTATATGGAGAGTCTATCGGCTTATCAGGAGTTAAATCACTCTTCTTATTGGTTTTTTCTCCATTCTTGAGACTATTTTCAAATTGTTGGAAAATTGTATTGCGGTTATATCGCATATATAACCAATGCAACGCGCTATACGAATAGACGAAACAATCCAGAGCCTCATTACGATCACTTGCTTTTTTCTTCCATTCTCTTACCGCAAAACCTTTGACATATCGGATTACTTGTCTCTCAGAAGTGAGCTGTTTGAAGTATTCATGCCCTGCTTCAGCATGAAAATGAATATAACCAGGACCAAATTCATTGTGTTTTAACCGTCCAAAAAGACTGCTTTTAATGGTATCCACACCTACAGGGAATAATTCCGCTGAATTTTTTAGAACTTGTCCCTTATAGTTAATGTCAACCTTTGAAGGTTTGCTGATCGGCGGTTTGTTTCTTATTGACTGCCCCTTCAAAGCGAAAACACCTTTTTGTCTACGACCTCGCGCATACGCATAGACCTCAGAAGTGTAGTGACCACCTGAGTCCACGCCTATCGCTGACACTCTTAATTGCTTTCCATTTGCATGTGGATAGTCTCTAAGTAGTACGTCATCAACCTGTGTCCATAACTTCATTCCCGCTGGATCTCCGTAAATCTCTGTATGACTGATCAACCAACATTCCTCTCCCGTTCCCCAGGCATAAAGACCGATTGCAACCCTGTTGTCCTGAACGTCAACTCCAGCAGTGAGGATAACTGCCCCATCAGGCACCTCTCCCGCAGGGTAAAACTCAGCCCTTTCAGCGAGACTTTCGGCCCCGATCTTCGCCCCAATTTCTTCCTCCCAAGTCTCTCCCAAGACAGTGTTGACGAAGGTCTTGAGAAGCGGCGCGTCATTCTTCGCTCTCAAAAACTCGCCAACGATCTCCTCCCACGACTTCCATCCCAAGGGGGAATACAAACTTGAAAGGTGGAACGAAACCGTCCGAGGATCAGCAGAAGTAGAAGTCGCTCGCCATTCGCCAAGGCGAAGCATTTCGCTCTTGTGGTGCTCTGGTATGTGCGCCCCGCAACTCTCACAGACATACGCAGCAGTCTTTGGATCTCCGTCGCGCCACTGCAAATTTTTCCATTGAAGCCATTGAAAATGGCCGCAGTGTGGACAAGGAACAAAATAACGACGTTGATCGCCTGCCTCATATTC